TGACCTTGTGTTTGTAATTGTTCTTTGGAAAAATCCACCAGGTCTTCTTGTTGTATCTCTTACTCTTGATACCACACCTGACCATTGTGTTTCCCATGCATTCCATACTGTACCTAATTGGTTTTGATTAGCAGATGTTACAGCGTCAAAGTTACCATCAATATTTACAATTAATGCTGGGGCAACTTCTGTTTCAAACCATTCATCACCACTAGGTGTTAGTGTAATTTTTCCAACATACTCATAAATTAATGCAGACTGAATATTTTCTGGTCTTGTTGCATAAGGTTGTGTTATAAAATCTTTTTCTGTATATGGTAATGTTAATAAGTCACCTGTCTTTTGATATCCTGCTGTTGTTCTTGCACTATCTGTTGTAACTTTTTCTACTAACTTAGCAGCCTTCATTACACACTTAGGTCTTAACTCTCTATTTTCCATATCAATAGCAATCTTATAATCTGGGTGTAATGTATCACCAACTTTATGTCCAGCAAAATTATCTACGATAAAACCAGATTTAAATCTGTTCAATCCATTGACATCTGCAATTTGTAAACTTTCTGCATCTCTTTCTAATAGATTTAATGAAGTGTAATACTCTAAGTTTTCAATTCTATTTTGTAGATTACCAATATCTCTCATGGTAAATCTTTGTGTTTGTTCTCTTTTAATTGTTACATCATCTGGTGTAAATGTAAAAGCAGGAACATCTATTGTTGCAAGTTTCATTGCGTTATCTAAATCTGTTGGTAATTGTGGGTCTTCAGCAGGAACACCATCTACTATTTTAAACTCACCATCTGTTCCAATATACAATACAGATTTTCTAGGTAAGTAATGTTCAAAGTCACAAGTTAACGCATTATTAATTTTTGGTGTATCTATTGCAACAGCACCTGTGCCATCAAACTGTCTGTTTGTAAAATCAAACGAACTTGCAGTTGCAGTAATTGTATCTACTGCTGTTAATGTATCTGTTGCCCCAGCAATATTTTCTGCTGTTGGTCTAAAGTCTAGACAATCCCTTAAAGGAAATAGTCCTGATGGTTTAGGGTCATCTGGGTCAATCTTTGTAGCACTGTATGTTGGTATATCATCATAATTCATTTGACCACCAACAGAACTATAAGAATCTACACTAAAGAAATCACCTGTACCATGTGAAAAGAAATCAAAGACTACTAGTAATCTACCTAAAGGTTTTTCTGCACTAGACTTTCTTACGATTCTTGCAATATCATAGAAGTTATCTCTTTGTCCTGTGTCTAGTGTAAAGTTAGATGTAATCACTTTACTTCCAGCAGTTACTGTTGATACTGTAGATGTTGCACTAGAAGATTCACCTGTAATTGTATCAGATGTTGTAAAGTCTGTTGCACCAAATCCACCTGTTAAGACATATTGTATTGGACTTGTTGTTGTTATAATTCTTGCAGTTGCACCAGAAGATGAACCTGTAATTTTTTCACCTCTTACAAATGTTCCTGTAACTGTTCCTAATGTTAATGTTGGAGCAGTTGCATCTGAACTTGTATCTTCTGAATCAAATACAGCTTGTAATCTAAATGCATCTGCACGACCTAAAGATATTTCTTTGTCTGTTGCTCTACATCCATAAGCACCATCTGCATCATCTGTTACTACTTTAACTTGTTTAGATAAATTGGTTGTTTTAGTTTTTGATGTAACACTTGACTTAACGATTGTTGCTATAACTTTTACTTTAGCAGCATTACCTAAAATAGTATTATCTGTAATTGTAATACTTGCTGTACCTGTACCAGATATCTTACCAGAAATAGGTACTAAATCTCCTTGTACACCACTACCACCACCAGCAGTTAATATAGACATTACATAATCTACTTCAGCAAATCCACCAAAGACTTCATTACTTCCAGCACTTAGTGATACTACACCAGAACTGTTTGATGTTGCAACGAACTGTCTTCTAATTGTATATGATGTATCACTTGAATTATTATTTGAATCTGTTAATAAAGTTTTAACTACAGTCTTAGGTAGTTTATATATTGCAACATTTTTTTCTGGTTGTACTAATACTGCTTCTCTAATAGGTTCAAGTCCTAATTCAGTAGTACCATCTTCTTCTAATAAAATATTATCATTTGCATTTGCAAGACTAGCATCTGTGGCATTAAGTGCAAGTAAATCTACATCACTTCTTTTTGTTAATTCTATATCTGCAGTAAAGTCTTGACCACTATCAGCATCATCCATAAACATACTTCTTGCTTCTGCAAATGCTCTTGTAGTAACTAGAGTAACTGTTAAATCGGTATTACCTGAATTTTCTATAAGTCCACTAGTTTCAGCTGAATCTGATGCAATTAATTTTTCACCAGATGTAAATTGACCAACAACATTTGTTAAACGAACTCGATGGCCTTCAGCATTACTTGTATCTGTATCAAAAAGTAAACCTGTTGCACCTGATGTATTACCTGTTATTTTTACACCACTAGAATGTGTTGCAGTTAGTAATGGACTTGGTGTATCACTTAAAGTTAAAACTGTAAATGTACGAATGTCAAATAAATAAGCTTTATATACAGCATCATTACTACCAGATACACCTGAATCATATTCTAATGCTCTTACACGAGCAACACCTACAGGTTCTTCTGAAGATACTGTTCCTCTAGTAACTGTTGCACCAGAGAATAATTTAACTTGTTTGTATGGTGTTGTTTCACCACTTACACTACCGATATCTGGTGTGTTATATAAGTTTGTAATTCTAACAAAGTTACCTAATTCTAAGTTTGTAACTCCAGCATTAATTGTTGTAACATCTCTTGCCTTATTTAAATCTTTAAATGTTGTTCCTAATTTTTCAAATTCATATCCTCTAACATACGCCTTACCAGAAGAACATGACAATGCAAGTAAACTTTCAGAAGCAGTTCCACCATCATCGGTAGTTGCTCCACTTGTATATACACCTGTAAAATCTTTACTCTCTACTGTGTTGTTAATACTTTCTCTTGCATCAAATAAAAATGGTCTAACTGTGTAGTCACCAGATTCATCATGAGTTCTTCTTGCAAGTACATCTCCTAATACAGAGTATTCTGTTGCTCTTGCTTTAGAAACTAAAGTACCACTATCTATTCTCATCATTTCTATAAACTTAGAATCTTCTGTAGATGTTGTTGCTAGTTTAGCAAGTGTTAAACTAATTTTTAATCTGTGTGCTCCTTTAGCAGCATAGTTAGATGAACCTCTAGAGTTATCTGTAAGTGTACTATCTGCCTCTGGTGTGACTAATGTTTCTTCTATTGTTAAACCAATTCTTTCACTTTCTGTTACAGAGTTTGAACTTAGTAATAATGTTTGTCTATTTACTTTTACAAATTGTCCTCTCACATAAATGACACCATCCTCAATAGTTGCAGCTGAACCTGTTGCTGATGCATCTGTGGCAAATGTAGTTGCCGATGCGACACCACTTGCATATCCTGTAGTATGTGTAATTGCTTTATCAGCAGTTATGTTTTCACCATCACTAAAAACTGTTGATGAATTATCTGAACCTGTTTTATAATAGTTAAGATATAGTATAGGTTGTGTTGTTGCAGTTGCAGCTTGATATCCTATAACATATGCTTTAACACCAGATGTAACTCCTGTAATTGTTACAGGATTTGTTGAATCATAAAATTGACTTGGGTCTATTTCTTCATCTGCAAATGCTGTTGCAAGTTGTAATGTTGGAAATGCATTCGAATAACTTAACTGGCCAGGTATAACAATACTACCTTCTTTGAACATGTGATTACCATGTCGTTCTACTTGGTTTTGTAAAATAGATTGTAGTTGAGTTAACTCTCTTGCTTGAATTGCAAAGCCTGGTCTAAAAAGTACCTTATGAAAATTATCTGCCTCATCAAAATCATCATAATATGGTGAAACATTTAAATCTGTTATTTGTGCCATATTCTAAAACTCTATGATTAATTTAATATCTTCTGTTTGGTCAGAATCCCTTTGTATTGGTTTTCTATTTTCTAAGTATACAATGTTACCACTATCTGGTTGTAACTCTGGGTTAGTATAACCTGATGTTGTAGACAATGTATTATTGTTTGCAAGAGTAATTGTTTCTGAATCAGTTGATGGTGTTAATGTTGCAGATGATGTTGCACCTGTGATTACATTAGCTCCTGTGAATACACTATGGTCACCAGTTGTACTGTTTGTTCCATAATCACCAAATCTTTCTTGTTGGAAATATAATAGACTTAGTGTAGAATCCCATTCTACTACTTTACCTACAGCACCTGTTGATGCTTGTGT